GCACCATGAATCAGTACTTTCCGTATTTATACGATGTGAGCCTTCGTGTGTGTGAAGCAATAGGCAGAGGGGCCAAAATGACTTGGCGCCCGGCTATTGCGGTCACAGCGGTTTATGCTGTCGGCTATACGATTTATCGCTATCGCCGGACACTTAAGCATTACTGCGTGACGGAGCCCCTAGATAGACTCCTGGATGAGTATGGAGCTACACCATTGACATGGCTGGTTGATAGGTGTAGCATCATGCATGAAGATCAGATCCGTGGAGCCTTTAGAACGTTCCAGTTTCCACCTGTTGGAACGTTTCCAGGTGCTCACTCCCATCCTACGGCCGCTGCCCATCGCAGCGTCGCTGATATTGGCATCACCGACTTTATTCATAAGGTCGGTTTTAAGCCTTACAGCGTGTCGCCATCCTCCGCAGATGACCGCGGGGAAGTGGACGGAGTCCGCAATTACTATGCGCTAAAGTCAGTTGTACAACAAGCACGTCACGACCCATTGACGAAGCACCATATCGTCAAGATGGTTGATGTTGATTATTACCTCAACATCCGTACTTGGATGGCTAAGTGTCGACCCATTATCTTATACACTTTCTGTCCAAGTATAGTCGCTGGGTCACTGCCGGATGCAGTATTCAGCGTGGATGACCAAGATCAGGTCACCATGCACGTGCTGGGCGGCGCCAAGTATACCCATAAGATCTGGGATTACTCGGCTGACATTGTCAGTGCCACGTTTTGGTGGGGCACTGTGGTCTATTCGTCTGAGTCGATAGTTTGCCCATTTGACCAACAGCGGCGTGTGATCCTACTGAGCCCTCGCCGGACCATTTATGGTCCAGCGGGTTGGTTTTTCCAGGGAGCTCAAGAGGTCACCCGTAGACGCTATAACGTGGGCAAGTTCACGACCAACAGATTTGTAATCAAGGATGGCACTACGACCGAGTTTGTATCAGTCTCCAAACCCGGCCTATCATTTAGTGCTACCTTGCCAGTGGATGTAGCGGCGGCTTTGTGCTGCCGCGTGCAGGCATCACTGAGGGACCCCCCATTGGCCACAATCCAAATGGCCATATCCGCGTTCGTCGAGACTAAGCAGCATCCGACCTGGAGCGCAAATACAAGCCCCATTCGTATGACTAGCTTGTTGGCCGAGGCTATGGCGAATGAGCCGCGGCTGTTTGGTCCACTGTGCTGTCCGATAATGACGGTACCATTGAGCACCCCCCATTACACTGCTTTTTCAACTAAGCATGTTATGGAGGTTCCGCGCCCAACAATGCGTGTTGTGCTCCCGGACGGTGGCCATCCTATCGCTACTGGTGGTGTGTCCCCCACCAGTTGTAGGGCGAATGACGAATCGTGTGTTGAGGGACGTATCGTGAAGGTCAGGAATAGTGTTAGTCCGCCACAACACTATAATAAGTATATGGAGGAGTTTGCCGACTTCCTCGTCGGTGGTAAGC